GCGTACCAAAAATATTATATATAGGACCTGGTAAACCTAAATTAACATCAGAAAAGTATTATGACTATGAAGATAATTCTTTAAATGTTTATTACGCTATAAACGATAGTAATTTAGAAGAAATATTAATTTCATTTAAACCAGACGCTATTGTAACTATCGGAAAAAGTGATTCTGATTTTTCTAATTTATATTATAATACACCTGAAGTAAGAAATAAATGGCTTCACTTTACTGAATTAACTCCTGAAGTAGGACAACAAGCATATTATTGTGCTATGCATCGAATATTAGAAAATGATAATTCAAGTTTAATTTCATTCTTTACTCCTATATACAATACAGGTAATAAACTATATAACACATATGCATCATTAGTTAAACAAACTTACCAGAATTGGGAATGGATTTTAGTAAATGATTCTACGGATAATGTTACATTATCAATAGCTGAAGATATAGCATCAAAAGACCATAGAGTAAAAGTATACGATTTTAAAGAAAAAAGTAAAGGAAATATTGGTGAAGTAAAATACAGAGCAGCAATGTTGTGTAAAGGCTATTTATTAACAGAATTAGATCATGATGATTTAATTACAGAAACTTGTGCTATGGATTTATATGAAGCTTCTCAAGCATATCCAGATGCTGGTTTCTTCTTTACAGATTGGGTTGAAATAGATGAACAAGGAAATTCATTAACTTATGGTGATGGATGGGGATGTGGATACGGAAAATACTATGAACAAAATGGTTGGCAAGTAGCTGATCAACATAACATCAATCCAAAAACAATTCGTCATATTGTAGGCATACCTAACCATGTTAGAGCGTGGCGTAGAGATACTTATTTAGCTATTGGTGGACACAATAGAAATTTAACAATAGCTGATGACTATGAATTAGTAGTTAGAACATTTTTAAAAACTAAATTCTGTAAAATATCAAAATTAGGATATATTCAAATTATATACCAAAATAAAACAGAACAAAATAGTCATGATGCGTCTAGAGCAGATATTCAACGTCGTGTTAGATCAATAGCTAATCACTATAACGAAGCTATTAAAGATAGATTTGAAGAGTTAGGTGTTAAAGATTGGGTGTACGAAGCAAATATGGATCCTATGTCCGTACCTAGTAGATATGGAGATGATGAAGGATATGTAAATTATATTTTTTAAAACAAAATACAATGAATCTAATTGAAATAGCAAAAGCATGGATAGCTGCAGCTAATCCAACACCCGAACAACAAGAAAAAGCAGACGCTAGGATAGCAATATGTAATGAATGTCCTAGTGCTAAATTAGCAACTCATTTAAACATACATGTGTGTGGAGAATGTGGTTGTCCTTTAAGCAAAAAAATATATACAAGTAATAAAGAAGGATGTCCCCTAAAAAAATGGACAGTATAATTATGGAAAATTTAAAATTAACCACAGAAGAATTAGAGCAAGTAAATAAAATGGCTCAAATGTTTCAACAAACAGTATTTGAAGTTGGTACTATTGAAAACGAAATTAATGCTGCGAAAAACCACATTGTTAAATTGGAAGAACAAAAACAAGTATTGTTTAGTGATCTAGTATCATTGGAAACTAAAGAAGTTGAATTAGCAACAACTTTACGTGAGAAATATGGTGATGGTACTATTAATCCTCAAACCGGAGAAATAACACCAGCTTAGTAAGGTTTATCGATTTGTTCTGCGTTTATATGTTTTTATGGATATTTATCGTTAGGTAATCCTAATCTTAAATTAAATAAACAAACATAAAAATGGCAGAACAAATTATTTCTCCTGGTGTTTTCTCGAACGAAAACGACAAAAGCCTATATACGCAAGGCCCTGTAGTAGTGGGTGCAGCGTTAGTAGGTCCTACAGTTATGGGTACACCGATGGTACCAACTGTGGTTACTTCATATAGTGACTACTTAGCTAAATTTGGTGATATTTTTAAACCAACTGGTAGCTCATTATATCAAGAATATTTTACCTCATTAACTGCAAAAGAATATTTTAATGGTGGTGGTCAAGCAATGCTTGTAACTAGAATTATATCTGGTTCAGGATTTGATGTATTTGCAACAGCAAGTGTTAATACTTCAGGTTCAGCTAATGGTTTATCTACTCCAACAGCATTTACATTAGAAACTCTTACTTGGGGTGATATAATGAATAACCAAAGTCCAATAATTGCTGGTTCTACTGGTTCTATATCATCTGGTAGTGTTTCAAATGTACGTTGGGAAATTAGTGCAGTAAATACCGGAAGTGGTACATTCACATTATTAATTCGTCGTGGTGATGATAATACTAACCAAAAGAATGTATTAGAAACATGGTCAAATTTATCATTAGACCCTCAACAACCAAATTACATTGCTCGTGTAATTGGTGATACTAAAATTACATATAATTCAACACAAGGTATTCTACAATATCAAGGTAATTATACAAATAATAGCCAATATGTACGTATTAAACCAAATAGTGTTAACAATATCGTAGATTCAATTGATAATACAGGTGCATTTAAAGCAATATATACTGGATCTTTACCATGTGCTGGAGTTGGATACGCAGGTAGTGGATCAAATCAAGGTGCGTTTTATGGTGGATTACCAGCAACAAGTAAAAGTGGTTCATTCTTCGAAAATGTAAACTCAACAGCAACAGATTGTCAAGGATATACAGCAACAGATTATGCAAATGCCTTTACAATGTTAGCTAATAAAGATGAATTTGATTTCAACTTATTATTAGTTCCAGGTACTACATTAGGTACTGGTCCTTTAAGTTCAATCTCAGATGATACAATTGCTTTATGTGAAAATAGAACAGATTCTATGGCAATTGTTGACGCTACAGCTTGTAGTGCCGCTTCAGGATCAACAGTTCAAACAGTAACAATGGCTACTGCGGCCGCAGCATCAAGCACTTCAAATTATGCAGCAACGTATTATCCTTGGGTTCAAGTATATAGCTCAAACTTAGGTAAAGCAGTATGGGTTCCACCAAGTGTTGTAATGGCAGGTGTTTACGCATTCAATGACCAAGTAGCAGCAGAATGGTTCGCTCCAGCAGGTTTAAATCGTGGTGGTATTGGATCAGTAATTAGAGCTGAAAGAAAATTATCTCAATCAGACCGCGATACATTATATGCATCAAATGTTAATCCATTAGCAACATTCCCAGGAAATGGAGTTGTAGCGTTTGGTCAGAAAACATTACAAAAACGCCCAACATCATTAGATCGTGTAAACGTTCGTCGTTTGTTAATTACGTTAAAACGTTTCTTAGGTGGTGTAGGTCGTCAATTAATATTTGAACAAAATACAGCTACAACTAGAAATCGTTTCTTATCAGTTGCTGAACCATATATGGAATCAATTGTACAACGTCAAGGTTTATATTCATACAAAATTGTAATGGATGAAACTAACAATACATCAGACGTTATTGATAGAAATCAATTAGTAGGTCAAATTTACGTTCAACCAACTAAAACAGCAGAATTCATCATATTAAACTTCACTGTAACACCAACCGGTGCTACGTTCTAAAGATACATGCAGAACCTCGAAAGGGGTTCTGCTAATTTCTATAGATTACAAATATTTATAACTAGCAAATAACATATAACATGCCTAGAATTCTTGAAAATAACGAAATTTTCTTTACCACCTTCGAACCTAAAGTAGCCAATCGCTTTATATTCGAAATCAATGGTATCCCAGCATATTTAGTAAAAAAAGCATCTTCTCCTTCATTCGACGCTGGTGAAGTAGTTCTAGATCATATCAACATTTACCGTAAATTAAAAGGTAAAGTAAAATGGAATGATATGACTATAGAATTATATGATCCTATCACTCCATCTGGCGCTCAAGCTGTAATGGAATGGGCTCGTTTAGCACACGAATCAGTAACAGGTCGCGATGGTTACTCTGACTTCTATAAGAAAGATGTAACTATGTCAGTATTAGGTCCTGTAGGTGATGTAGTAAGTGAATGGAAAATTAAAGGAGCTTACATCAAAACTGCATCATTCGGAGATTACGACTGGAGTACAGATACTGCAACAACACTTAGCTTATCATTAGCTATGGATTATTGCATACTTAACTACTAAGATATTAATAAGTATCATCGAAGAACCTCTCAACCTTTGGTTGAGGGGTTTTCTTTTATATATTTATATACGATAAATAAAATTGTTATATGAATGAAATAAAAATCCCAACAGAGGTTATATCGTTACCATCAAAAGGTTTACTATACCCAAAAGAAAGCCCATTATCATCAGGCGAAATTGAAATGTCATATATGACTGCACGTCATGAAGATATTCTAACAAACAGTAATTACATTAAAGCTGGTACTGTTATTGATAAATTCTTACAAGCAATGATTGTAACGCCAATTAATTATGAAGATTTATTAATTGGTGATAAAAATGCAGTATTAATTGCTGCTCGTATTTTAGGATATGGTAAAGATTATGAATTTAAGTATGTCACACCAAGTGGTGAAAAAACTGGTAAAGTAGATTTAGCATTATTAAATGATAAAGAATTAAATGAATCTTTAATCACACCACATATTAATAGTTTTGAATTTGTATTACCAAAATCAGGTAATAAAGTTACATTTAAACTATTAACACATGGTGACGAGAAAAAAATCGATGCTGAAATTAAAGGTTTAACCAAATTAAACCCACAAGGATCATATGATTCAACAACTCGTTTGAAATATATGATTACTTCAGTAAATGGTAAAAATGATGAAGGATCTATACGTGAATTCGTTGATAAATTACTATTAGCACCAGATGCTAGAGCATTACGTGAATATTATGCTAAAGTACAACCAGATGTAGATATGAAATTTACACCTGAGGATAGTGAGGAGGCTATCAATTTCCCAATTGGTTTAAACTTTCTTTGGCCTGACGCAGGAATATAGGTTATACCTATTTTCTACAATACACGATATAGTATTTCATGGTAAAGGCGGATATGATTGGGAAACCATTTATAATATGCCTATATGGTTACGTAAAT